TTGGTTTCTTTTGAAGGACCATAACTCTACGGTATTAGTGGTCAGTGCGACTGCCAATAAGGCCACTGAGTTTATCTCAATGACAAGGCGTATCCTAGATCTGGTCCCATACTGTAGTCACCTTCAGCCTAAGGACTCTGATTCAGACAACGCCTTTGCTTTCAATGTAGGCTGTAGGGATAAGGTGGGGCAGGATAAGTCTTGCTATGCCCGAGGTATTAGTTCTCAGATCACAGGCTCACATGCTGAGTATGTGGTGGGAGATGATATTGAGATCGAGGGTAACTGTGAGACAGCCAACGCTAGGGCTAAGCTGCTTAATAAGGTGAGTGAGTTCGAGCAGATTCGGAACGTAGGAGGCCGGGTAATATTCCTTGGTACTCCTCAGATCCGAGACTCAATCTACAACCAACTAAAGGACGGCTATCCGGTCACTAAGTTCCCAGCTGTGATCCCTGATAAGAACAATCCTATGGAGTGTGAAGATGTCAATCCTTGGGTGTGGGAAACAGGTCTTGATACAGGCATGCCTACGCAGCCTGAGAGGTTCCCTGAGGAGGTTTTGTACGAAAGACAGGCCAAGATAGGTCCGCGTCTATTCGCCCTCCACTACAAGCTAGACACGTCTCTGGCGGACGCTGAGAAGTACCCCCTTAGGCTGTCTGATCTAGTGGTCCTTGACCTTAGCCCAGACGTATGTCCTGAGAAGGTGGTGTGGGCTAACAGTGTACCCATGCGAAGGGTTCCTTCCTTTGGTATGGCGGGGGATATCATCTACGAACCCATGTGGGTGTCGGAGAAGTTTATTCCTTATACCCAGACTGCCCTCTTTGTTGACCCTGCGGGACGAGGAACCGATGAGACGGCTGTCTGCGTGGCCTCCTTCGCTAATGGATACATCTTTGTCCATGAACTTATGGGGCTCGAGGGTGGCTACGATAAGGCGGTGTTGCTTAAGATAGCCAAGGTTGCCTACGAGTATGGAATCAAACTTATCCGAGTAGAAAGTAACTGGGGTGATGCCATGTTCTGTCAGCTGCTCAGGCCTGTGGTGGCTGAGATCTGTGGACAGGTAGCTATCGAGGAGTACCGGGTCTCAGGAGCCAAGGAGTCCCGTATGATATCTATGTTAGAACCTATTATGGCTTCTCATCGTTTATGTTTTAATACTAAGGCAATAAAAGAGGAAGAGACACAGAAGCAGATTACAAGGCTCCATGAGGGAAGAGGAGCCTTGAAGCATGATGACCGCGTGGATGTCCTCAGTGCTGCTGTGGCTTACTGGGAAGATAACTTAGGTGTGAATATTGATAATGTTATTGCTAAGAATAAAGAAAAAGAACAGATGGATGTTATTAAAGACTGGATGAATGACAAGCGTAGAGCTCGTAGTATTCTCCAAGGCAGGACATCTGGAGCTTTAAGAATTACTAATAGTTTAAATCGCCGTAGCGGTAGATAGGAGTAACTATGCCTTGGATTATAGGAACATTAGGAATTGCTGCATCCGTAGGTGGCATGATTATGGGAGCAAATGCTGCCGATGAAGCTGCCTCAGCTCAATTGGAGCAAGCTCAAAGGCAACAAATGAATGCCGATCATGTCGGGCGAATGAGCAGTGATAGAGCAAACCGGGCCATAGCTAAAAAGAATGCTGCTCAGCGGTATCGTAATAGAAAGATTGCTGAGAATGCTTTGTATGTTCGAGCAATGGCTGAGTTAGATCTTAGGGAGAGTACGGATATTGCTTATGCTAATGCTGCAACGGCCTATCAAAACAGTATTGCTAATAACATGTCTTCAAGAACAGCCAAGGGAACTAGCCGAGGAGGCACAGCCAAAGCTATTAGAGCAATGCTTAGGACGAGAAGTGCTAAGGATATTGCAACATTTGGTGAACAAGAACGTAGAGCTAAGAAGAAAATAAAGTCTCAGCATGATGCTGCCTTGGCTCAAAGAAACTTTACATTCGAAGAAGCTTCGGTGTACTTACCCGGAGCACCTCCTGTATATCAAGGCGGTACTGCTCAAAGTCTTGCTGCTGGTATGCAGGGAGCTCAAGCAGGTTTAAGTATCGTAAGCTCTCTCAGTAATTTAGGTGGTCAGACTAATACGACTAATCCTACGACAACACCTTCCTCTTCTGGGGGAAGGGTTACGGTTTGGTAATTAACAAGGAGATTTAAATGTCAAGTGGTAACAACTACAACCCAATGAATCCTTATCAACAAGGTAATCTAGGTAGCAGAACTGACCAGTCAGATTATTCCAAGGGTATGGAATTCACCACTGAGCAGATTGTCGAGGGGAAAGAAGTAAGAGGACAAGACTCACCGCTTTCATATAAGGCTCCTGATAGTATGCTTGATTTACTTAAGAGTACTGCTGGGTTTGTGGGAGAAGCTGTGGACTTTACAGCAACCTTAGATAAACATGCTATTGAAAAATATACTAGCGATACTCAGCGATTTATGCAACAGGTTGATCGGGGTGAATTGGATGAGTATAATGAGTACGATGAGCAAGGGAATATAGTTGGAACCAATTGGGGAAAGGCTACTCAAGAAGTTAGAAAGAGAAACCAAAACTTTAGAAATAGGAATTTCTTGTTTACAAAGAAGGGTAATCTTGATGCGGAAATGATTCAATGGAAGTACGAAGCTGCTGCTGTCCAAGAATGGGGCGGGAATGTTAAGCTTCTTTGGGCAAACAAGCAACAGGATCTTCTTACTCAGGGCTATGATGCTAAGACTATTGCGTCCGAATTTAATAATTGGTTAAAGACTATTAAGGATCCTATGGTCAGAAATCAACTTCAGGATTGGTCCGAAGAGTCTGCCTTTACTTTAAACATTAAAGCAGCAGAAGAAAACTTTAAATTGTTTGGTAAGGAAATTACAGAAGCTGCTGATGTAGTTGCCCAAGAATACTTAGATCAAATAAATACAGGTACTCTTGATGACGCTCAGTTTCTTGGTGAGGATAATACAATCCTTCCTGAAACACGGGCTGCTATCTTGGAAACTTTAATAGCTAATAGTAAAACTTTTGATCCCGATGTCTTACGGGAAATGATGGAAGATCCTAATGGGAATATGTTTAAAACCCAATTGACTACTGCCGTTGAAAAAATATATAAATCTCTTAAAGATCGGCACCGAGTAATACTAGGAACAGAAGAGCAGGCTAGAATTGATATTGAGATTGATAGTGCTGCATTGCTAAAACCCAGAGCAAGAGATTTGGGTTCAGACTATGTTACGGATACAGTCGTTAGTTTTATGGATAAGAATGCAGCCAGTCCTTACCTAACACCAGCTCAAAAAATGGCTAACTTAAGGAAATACTGGACCAATTTTGTTTTAAGTTATGGTACTGATAGTTTTAAAAACGGTATGCATGCAGAACGAAACCATAAGGATCTTGGAAATCATTTATCTCCTGTAATTATGGAAGCTAATGTTGGACAAATGCCTCAAGAAATGTCGGATCAACTATCTTTTGGTGAGTTGAGGGCAGGTCTTGAAAATGCTTTGGAATCCTTTTTGCCACCGGGTACATCCCCGGAAGAATTGGAAGGTGTTTTAGATAAGATTACAGATGATTTTCTTTTAAGTGTTGTTGCCGATGCGGGTAAGAAAGAGGGAACTAGTAGAAGATCTAATAGCAATCGAAATGGTGGAGGAGGAACTTCCAATCCTATAGAACAAGCTACTACTGTAGTTGCTGCGCAAAATGGCGTGGGAGATCCAATGACTGCGGGGGATATAAAGGATGCATATGCAGGCCTGATGTTAAGCGATGTTACAAATGCAACTAGTTGGATGACAAACCCTACGAATGTTAATGTTGATGGAGTTAGAGCAAATACGGCTATTACGTTTGTTATGGACATTGAAGGGGAAGATGAAGGTCGTGTTCTTCTAACTAATTATCTTGAGGCTGTCGAGACATTTGGTGCTGGATCTGATGAAGCTAATCGTCTTATCTTTAGGGCTGAAGAAAAACTTGCTGAGGGTGGTTTGGACTTTTATGCGTGGAGAAATGCTTATTTAACTAACTACACAGCTAAGACTAGTCGAAGTCATTTAGAGACAGGAATGCCTCCTCAGATAGAGAAGGCTCTTACCGATAATCTTACTGCTGTATCGCATGCAATCAAGGCTGAGGGAGCTATGTTTGATTTAGACGTTCCACGGTTTAGATCTAATATGGAATTAATAGAAAGCTTAACACCAGCACATAGAGCAAAATTTCTTTCTAAATTACCTGATGATGAGTTAGGAATAGATGTCGAAAGAATGTATGATAGTTGGAGAGCCTATAAAAACATTGTAGATACTGAAGATGTTGGCGGTGATACTTTAATGATGTGGCTGAGGGCTGAGGTTAATGGAGGAACTGCGGAAGCGGGGCGGGACTTTATGAAACTCTTCACGCCAGCAGAGTATGCTGAGCTTCTTACAGCTTGGAACTACCACACTGGCAGGAACACTTCTGATCCGGAAGCTTTCATAGCTAAGAGGCAAGAGATTATGCAAAGTACAGGTCTTCAGGTCCTTCCTCAAACCATGGATAAAATTGAAGAATTATGGATAACACATAATAAGAATGCATTTGATTTGATTAATGCATTACCTAATAGCGAAGCTTGGCTTAATTCATTCGATTTAGATGGCGACGGTACGTCTGAATTAACAGAAGATAATGCTTTTGCATTTTTAAATGAGCGATTATCTGGTCAGGTTGGTAATTTCAAAGAGATGGTAGGTACAGCTGTTATGCATTGGCATCTTGCAAATAATATGAATGGCGATCTTGCAAACTCCGCTAATATAGTTATGAGAAATTATGTTCTTCCTAACTTAGTCTTGCATGATGGGGTAGTTCAATGGTCTCCGGGTTCCAGTGACTATAGGATTAATGGCCGAAACTTTAACTTGAATAAGAATGGAAAATTCGATCCCAAGCAAGGAAGCGTAGCTAATGGAGCTATGAAGGCAAGTCAGAACACTCCCCTGACTGACATCGACCCAATGGACTTTAGTAGGTATTTGAATTTACGACTCAGTAATTGGGAAAATTTATCTGATGATAGTTTAAATCCAGAAGGAGGAATGGAAAGAGATGAAGTTATCCAAACACTTCTGGATATTAGACCAGCTATAGAAGAAGCTATTATAGCAGGGGGAAGGCGACCCGTATTGGGCGACGTTGATATGCTTATTCTTGATCTTTACAATGAATCTACCAGAATAGGCGGGACTCCTTTGCCTGAGTTGGTAAGGGAAATTAAAGAAAAGGGAAGGTTTCACACTGGAGATAAAAGAGTAATGATTCTTCATGAAAACCCTTCGGAAAGCCACTTTACATTAAACGATAGACATGGAGATCAAAACGCTAGAAGGGTCGAAGATATGACCGGATCTTTAGATATTCGTACCAGAGAAGGTATTCGAAATCAAGGCATGATTCCTCTTACTGTACATATGAAAGCACCTGTTGGAGGAACTGAGGATAACTATGGGAACGAATATCCAGCAGGATTGATGGGGGTTCCTATGTTTATTGTTGACAAGTATAACCAAGATGGTGTATACAGAGGAGCTATAAACCAACACCCTGTTCTTAAAGATGATCGGATGATCGAAATTTTGCAAAGAAACTTAGGCTATGACAGTACTGAAGAAGTTCGGGAAATGTTACGAGAAGCTCATGAAAGCGGGGAACTGTATCAATATGAAAGTGGATTCAACCATTTGGAAGGCAGGATAGACAGCGAAACAAGTGGGTTAACTTATGAAATAAATAAAGCTATTAGGCAGAGAAAAGCAGAACAAACGGTAGGTAGTAGAATAGCAGATGCTGATGAACTGCTGTTTCCTAATGCGCCCAAGCAGGTTACTCATTTTCAAAGAAACAGTTATCAGGATGATATTACTGAACAGCAGAAGAGAGTTATGTACCCAAACAGAGAAATAGAGGCAAAAGATCGGATCACAGATGCGGAAAGAGGTAGTGCACTTTATCGGATATTTGGTGGCTTAAATCCTTGGTACGAAATAGAGCCCGCTAGAATTAGAAGAGAAGCTAGAGAACTTATTATGAATGATAGAGGAGCTATCTTGCCATGGCCTGCTTTACAAGGATCTTTAGGAATTAAAGTAAACAATATCAGTAGACACCTCTCTGAACAAAACTTTCTTGGACAGAATCATTATGAAACAGAAAATAATATCAACCCAGTAGAGTTACAACGACTAATGGACATGAGCCCTCAAGAGTTTTGGGAACTGCCTGAGCAGTACAAATCCATGTGGGGAATGCTAGGACAAGAAGAAGGTGATAAACTTCTTGCGTTCGATCATGCTAGGAACACAGTTGCATTAATGTGGAACGAGTTAGACAAGGTAGAAAGAAATGCTTTGTACCGAGTGGGTCTTGATGGGCCAAGAGATTTCTTTCAAACCGTTGTCTTGACCCATAAACCTAGACAATTTTATTTACCTTCTGATGATAGAACATTTCAGGAAGATAATGAAATAAGAAATGGAATTGAGAGGGTTGATGGACTTGTTGTTAATACATTAAACATGCCTCCTGCTCCTACACCTTCAGAGGATGCATTTACACTGAGGGAGTTTGAAGGCAGGCCTCCTGAGCTTGTTTATGATTATCCGGGCGAAATCTTGACTAGTTTTATTGAAGAAGCTGATCTTGGTTTTGAGTCTTACATGAATACTGTAGAAAATGATCCCGTTCTTAAGGAACGTCTGGAAGAAGTTGTAGACATAGCTGGGTTAAAAAGGGGATATAAAGAAGCGCAGATATTATTTGAAACAAATCCCTCAGCTATTTTTGCTAGTGGTCATGAGAATGTGGATTCCTTTTATATGGATCGCCTCAAGCGTATGGTTCTTAAAACAGGAGAAACGCCGGAACGTATTAGAGCCTATTTAGGAACACAAGCTGTACTAAGAGATCTTAGTCAAGAAGAACGTGATAAGATGCTCATAGCTCTGGAGAGATTTCCTGCAAGAAAGAAGGCTGAGAGATATGTTGAACAGATGCGACTAAAGTTAAGACCTGAATCTGAATTGAGTCCAACTGAAATGACAAGAAGACATCTCTATGGAGAAAAATTAAGCGAAAGAGATCAAGAGTTTAATGATAGATTAGATCAACTTAAAAGAGATATCTGGAACATGAATATCCCCGAGGGATTACCACCCGAGTGGTTGCAGCCTGAAGTTATTAGGGTTGCTCTACAGAACGAGAAGTTTACTTATACTGAGGAATATCTAAAATCTATTGCAGTAGATCTTAAGAAAAAGAGGGAAGAGGAAGAAGGAAAAGCCGAGGAGCAAAGGGTGGCAGAGTTGATGGAACGATATCCTGATCAAGGCCCGAGTCCAGAATTCAGGAGGTTCACAGAAAAAATTAAAAGAGATGAGAGAGTAAGAGAAACGTATATAGATGCTACTGGAAGAGAGCAAGAGTATTAACTAACGGAACGAGAGTTCCCTTTAGGAGAAACCGATGAATGAAAATCTTTGGAAGAATGTAATACAACACACATCTGGCAGAGACTATGAAAAGGAAGCTGAATATATTAATAGTCAGTTTACTAATACTGCTAGTAATGTCTTTATGAGCATGGCTGAACAGGATCGAAATAATTCAAGATACTATTCACACAAAGGCCAGAACCTGCAAAACCTAGAGACTAAAGAACGAGATCTTCGAGATTGGCAGAAGACTATAGGTATTCAAAAAGATCTTCCAGACATCGAACCCGGAGAGGGATACCGTAGAGACTTGGATGGCAATTGGCTCCATCTTCAAGATAACTACGACAAGGGACTAGCTCATATGTTCCAAACCAATAACCGTAGGACCCTTTTAGGTAGAACTACGGCAGCCATC